ACTTCGTCAAGAGTGGTGCGGTGAGGCTCTTCGTCTTTCAGGCTGCGCACAACAGTGCCGGCGCCTGCGGCGACAGCGCTGCGGATATTCGCCTTCTGCTGTTCGGCGACTTTGCGCTTCTCAAGCTCTTCCTTGATGCCTCTGGCCTCTTTCTCCAGTGCATCCAGATCGGCGCCGTCGGCGTCCATTTCGGTTACAATCGCGGCCCTTCTTGCCTCTAGCTGTTCAATAGTCATCTTAGAGAAATCCATTTGTTATACCTCCGTGAGAATTTTGATTCTTGTTTTCTGTGCCTCGCGCTTCTGGTACTCCTCCATGATTTCGTCAATGACTCCCTTGCCGAAATTCCGCGCAGATATTGAAGTAGCATCGTTTGCCGGCAGGCTCACGGCGCTAACATCATACAATTTGGATATTTTGGTGATGGTACGAAGCACGGTCGTAGTGGTTACACCCGTTTCCTCGTTGCGCTCTATGGTTTCTTCGCGCTTATCCTCAGCGACCCGGAAGCCAAAGGACATCTTGGTTGTATAACCGCCTTCGATCTCTTCGTAGAGGTCGCGGCCTATTTCTGTGCCGCCCAGGTCGGCCCGTACGTGCAGGCCATGCTGATCTGTCGCAAGCTCAAGCGTGCCATTCGATGTACGGGCAAATACGCGGCCCTCATGGTCATACTGCATGACCACATCTGCCATGTCACAATCATCAAAGGCACGGGCATCCACCTGCTCATTGACAATATACACGTGCCCGTCATAGGCCCATCTGTACAGTTCATACGGCTGATTAAAAGTGGTTGCATATCCGGATACGATTTTTTCCTGATCCCCGTCCTTCCGCAGCTCAAACCCGGAAATATCAATATTCCGGTACTGCCGGCCTTCATTTAGCTTTTCGTCTATACTCTTAGGTGTTATTGGCATCTATCCTGCCCTCCTGTATTTTTTCGTCAGCGTTCCAGTATTCCCCGCGTATAATCCGGGCGTCCCCACCCTCAACCGGCGGCAGATTCCAAATTTCCCTGATGTCGTTGATCGACATGATCCCCCGGTCGAGCATCTGGCTGGAAACGTTCAACTTCTCTGCATTGCTCAGATACTGCAGCCGGTTCGCTGTTGCCATGATCCTGTTGCCGTTGGTCTGCTCCCGGAGGGTGAAAAACATCCGGGTGCCAACCTCGGAAAACTGGATGCTGAACGGTTCAATCACCGATTCGTAGTATGCCGTCCATTTGTCGCCGTAGGCCTTGCCCTGCAAGACATCCTCATTCATCGTGAAGTATTCAAAGACGCCGGCACGGATCAGCTTCATCTGCTCGGAATCCACCACCCACGGCTGAGCCTTAACCTGCTGAATATCTGCGTAGGTATTCGGAAACAGCAAAATGCCGTAGGGGTCATTTTCCCGTGCAAAGTTTTCTTCCGTGAACCGCTGCCGCTCTTTCTTCAAGTCTTCGGCCTTGGTAAAGTTGTTCACCCGCGCCATGAACTTGTAGGATGCGGCACTCTTGACGCCTTCCTGAATACCCTGATTCTGTACATGGATCAGATCAAGCGTGGGATACAGCGCATGGTTGCTTTCTCCGAAAAAATCATTCCGGTACTGATGCGTGGTCATAATCCCGCAGTTGGGAAGCTCAATGGCTGCCCTTGTGCCGTCCGAAAACTCATACCGCAGATACGGCACGTCATTGTACTGGATGATCTCGCACCGATTCGGCAGCGGCGTGTATATCCCGGAAGGCTCTCCGTACTGATCGTACACAGGACACAGGAAGGCCGTATTATGTATGTCGAGGATCGTCGATAGCCTGTACAGGAATTGCGACCATGTCTGGAACTGGTTTGGACCATGCCGCATTTTGTTCTGCAAAGCAGGTTTTGCTGATCCTTGCATTTCAACCCTTAGCTTGCTGATGTGGGTAGCCTTGGCGTGGATCACCGACCGGATCAGTTCCGACTCATATATACTGCCGCCGTAATTGCTGAAGTGCGGCGTGTATCCGTTCAGCAGTTTGAACGTGCCTTCATATTTCCCGGCAGGCTTGGGCCGGTTCTTGAAAAGAAAATCAAAAAGTGACATATGTTAACCCTCATTCCTTAGCTGTTCGCCAATCTCTGCATACCATTTCTGCCGCACGCACATTGCGTCAAGCAAGGCCGCACAGCCATCTATATGATCATTGGGCGACAGCTTCACGAGCTTGCCCCTACCGCGCTCTGTGCTCATTTTTACGGCGCTGTTAAGCAGGTGCACCTTCAGCAGGTCATTGTCCCCGATATGTATTTTTCCGTCTTCCAGCAGGCCCTGCGTCTCCTGCATGACGCCGTACAGATTTTCTCCCTGATACACATCATCCGTACGGAAGCCATACGTTTCCAAATCCTGCACAAGATACTGTGCCGAATATCGGTCGTATCCGACCATCAGCGGCAGGATTTCGTATTGCTCCACCAATCCCGTGATCCAGTTGTAACAATCGTGGTAGTCAACGAAGTTATCACCAGAAAGCTGAAGCAGGCCGCGCTGGATGTATGCCAAGTAAGGCAGACTGTCCCGCTGCGTGGCTTCGTCTATCCGCTCAGCCGGCAAGAAGAACTTAGCAAACACGTACAGCTCGCCGGCTTTCTCGATAACCACCACCGCAGCGGTCAGGTCCCGCGTCTGGGACAGATCAATGCCTGCCACACAATAACTGTGCGCAAAATCGGATATATCGAGCGGATCGGCGGCAGCTGCGTTGACGATCTGGGCGGGAAGCCATGCAAGGGAGCTGTTCTGCTTGATGCAGTTGTATTTCACTATGAACTCAGCTTTTTTACTGAGCGACCCTTTGGCAATGGCAATTTCTTCTGCCAAATAATCCCAACTAACCGATATACCTAAATTAGGATTGCTTTTTGCGAGTTCTTCGTATGTGTCCCACTTATCAACATCGTCGGACATATACAAGAATGGCAGCAATCGTTTTTCTTCACTATCACCCAGAAGAAACCGTGTAGCGCGCTTTATCAAAATGTCATAAATGCCATCGTTGATATACCCGGAAGTGGTGCACGACAGCAAAAATGGTGGATTATCCCCCATTTCTCTGGCACCCATGGCGGATTTCATTACTTCATACTGGCGGATTCCTTTTTCGCCTGACCACGCAGCCACCTCATCACAAATCGTCAATGATGGGTTAAAACCATCGGATTTTCTCTCAGAGAAGGCAACCTTTTTTACAACACTGTTTGTTGCTGCAATGTATAAATCCGTCATTCGATGCTTTGGTAGTTCCGAATCATCAACGGTTTTTCGCTCGTGATACTTGATGCCCTCCCTGACCTTTTCTTTTAAATCCTGATATTCTGGGGAAAGTGTTGTCTGGTTCCAAATGGAATCATATATAATGGCGGTTTGATCAAGTTTGGGAGCAATGCAAAAAACCCTTGCCCCATATCCGCCTTTTTGCCACTCATATTTTGCAATTGCGGATGCCAGGAGCGACTTTCCGTTTTTGCGGCCCATAACAAAAAGCACTTCACGGAAAACCCTTTTTCCATTTCCGTCCACAATTCCATACATGACGGACAAATCAGCCTTCTGCCAAAGTGCTAATTTCAATAAACGAGGAGCAAGCGGGCCCTCCGTGTGGTAACAGTTGTCTTCAATGAAATCAATTACATCATCGGCTTTTTGGGCATCAAAATAGAACCATCCTTTGTCCAGTCCCTCAATAATGTATTTGTATAAGAGTTTTATCCATCTGCTGGCTATAACTTCGCCATTTTCGATCTTATCGTGGTATTCATGGATATAATTACCCATATCACACCACCTTGTCGTTTTTTAAAGTATTGCAATAATGATGTGCAAGTCTTACATTATCCCATTCATGATTCCCGCCCCTGCTCAATGGATAAACGTGATCTATGGATGGGTAGTTTGCACCCACTACAAAATTCCCATTTACATCTTTGGTGTAATCCCCATAATCACACTTCCCGCCACACAACCAACATACGCCATTATCTCGACTATATAGTTTTTCAAGAGTAATAGACCGATCAACAATACTTGCGCGATTGATTCGCTTATCATGCGCCCTGTTTATGTGTTTACGCCTGCACTCATCAGAACAAAACCCAGACCTCTTTGCGATGTAATACGTTCCGCACTCTTTACACTCAGAAAAATTTAACGTAATTTGCTGAAAATCACGCGACCAATAATTTTTTGCCTTTTTTTGTTCAAGTTCTTTTCTGGCAATTTCTCTTTTTCGTGTCCGTTCTTGTTTGTGACGCTCTTCGCATAACGGACAAATTAGTACTGCTCTCCTTCTTCTAACTGTGGTAGCTGATTTTTTCACGACCAATCCACATTCGCCGCATTGCAGCCTCACATAACCGTCACCACTAAGAATCCCATCCAAGAAACGCCATTCAGGATAATATTTAGCAACAAAATCAATTTGCCTCTGCTTTCTATCTCCAAACCGAGACATTACCGCCTTCTTATGGGCAATATCGATAGATTTCTGCCGTTCCTGTTCTGTAAATGGCATACCAATTATTGTTGCCGTTGTTATTACAGTCTTGCAACTTATTCCCAGCGCATCGGCAATCTCAACGGAGCATTTTCCCCGCTTCCGCAGTTCCATCACCTTTTTTTGATGTTGCGTCAATCTTTTAGGAAGGCCAGCGTCTCTCCACACCGAATAAACAAAAGTTTTCGACTTCCCGACGATGTCTGCAATTTCGTGACATGACAAATCTGTATAATAAAGATCAACAATACTTCGCTTGACCGCGTTAGATTCATCACGGCATTCTTCCTTTGATCTATCGTATCTGCTTCGATTTTTACAATACTCCGAACAATATTTTGCCCTTGCAGTCTTGGATTGAAAGTCACAACCGCATACAACACACACCCTATTTACCATTTTTCACCGCCTTTTTGTGATGCCTTATATAAATTAGGCGAAGAAACGGCTAAGGCTTGCCGCTTTCGTGTTGCAATCACTATCTTCGCCCAACTATCACAATTTACTGCGAAAAATCGCAGACGAACC